AAGTTCTTCAAGTTCTTCTTCAAGTTCTTCAAGTTCTTCTTCAAGTTCTTCTTAAAGTTCTAAACAGCAGTCTTAGCGGTACATCTTCATCATAATGTTTCATTTTGTTTTGTCGATTAGAAATAATGTATATGATACATGCGACAGTTTATTTAAATAGGATTGCTAAGCGAAGAATAGGCAGTGCTATACAGCATGCAGCCATGGCAGAGGGTATTAAATTAACAAAAGGTTTTCGTGTTAAAGAATGGTTATCGCAGTTTCAGTCAGATAGAAGAATTATTACTTGGGGGCTTAAGGTTCCTGGCTCTTTGTATGAACAGCGCAAGGATGTTTTATTTGTGGAGCACGGTTTTCTCTGCCAATCAAAGCGCATGTGGATAGATGAAGATGGCTGGTTTAATTATTCATCGCTTTCTAAGCACAAGCAATATTTAGATGATTATACAGCACAAGAAGCAAATAAAATTCATGATATCTGTGAAAATGATTTAAAATGGAAATTATTTTCTCATTCTAATACTAATGGTCCTCTTCTTTATGCTATTCAACGGGGATCAGATAGTTCTGCAAGATTTTATTTTCCAGCGAGAGATCCTGATTTGGGGTCTGTAGAGGCTGGTTTGACATTGCTCGCTAAATATGGTCCTAAATATCCTACTTTAATTAGACCGCATCCAAAAGCATCTGATCGTCCTGGTTTCTCTTCTAGGAGGTTTTCTAGCTGCTGGCAAGACCATTGGACTGTCGATGAAAGCTCGAACGTATACGAGACGTTGAGAAATTGTTGTGGAGTTATTTGTATTAATTCAACCTTAGCCACCGAATGTCAGATGTTTGGAATGAAAGTGGCGACATTGGGCGAAAGCATGTTTTCTGGTTCTGGTGTGACTTTTGAATGTGCATATGATCCCTCTCGACTAAGAAACTTTTTAGATTGGGATCCACCCAGCCAAGAAATTATTATGAAATATCTTTGTGCTATATTGAGGCATCAACTCGACTATGATAGCTCTAGCGAGCAAATAAGAGAGAACAAATCGTTTCAGAATTGGATTCGTCGTCTTCATGATGGTGCAGGAGAAGAAGCATGATTTTACGAAAATAAGACCACAATGGCTTTAAGTGAAAATGAGAGCTGGAGATTGATGTCTGTTGATTTGGGCAAGACGATTGCTTATCTGTATCGCATAAAAGATGCTTTTGAGCGAGTAAGAGATACGATTGTTCTTAGTACAGATGTTAGAACAAAAGTAGATTTGCTTTTGCCCTCAAATGTGTTAAGTAATTCGAGAACTGTTGATGTCATTAATTCTGATTTGCATATTGCAACAAATGAATTCTTTCGCTATATTGAAAAAAGAAATAAATTCAGTGATATAACTGCTTATTTTAAAACACTCGATGAATTCTTAACTGAGCAAAAATTTCAATTAAGTAAAATTTTAACAGATCCGGTTAAAACTATTTCTGCTGATAATTCATTTGATAATGGGCATTGGGAGTTTGAGTTCGATATTCTCGATGAAGCCAAAAAGTTTGTTTTTTATCATTTTGAATTGCAAATAGCCGCAGACGCAGTATTCTCAAATATTTTGTTTACCATAGATAGTGACGATGATGTAGAGAATTGGTTTTTTGAAAGAGATGTTGATGAGTTTAAAGCTCTTACAACTGAAGGCGTTGGATCTAATTTTGCGACAAGAAGAATGAGATATGTTTCTAAAGAATCTCAGTTTCTTACTAGAACTAGAAAATATTATATTCGCGTTCGACAAAAAGACAATGAGGGAACTGTTTATTATTATCGTATGTTTTCTGAGGATATTATTTTTACATGATAAAACCAGAAGAGTATAAATCGCTTGCTGATGATCTTGGCAATGCTAGAGGAGACGCAGAAAAAGCATTTAGGCTTTTGCAAACAATGCAGGGGCATTTATCAGATTCTGAAATAGATGCAGACGAGATGAATAAGATTGCTTTGCGCAATAGTATTGAGCTTACATATTTTATTGTTGTAGACAGATATTTTAATCCTAACGCAGAGATGAAATCTTTTGTAACAGCTTTACAGTCCCATGTAGCGCAACAGTTTGTTTCTGTCAATACCTTTCTCAAAGATAATAAGATTAAGGTTTCTCAAGAATTTGCAGATATTTCAGCAACGGTAGGATTTAATATAGATTTAGAGAATATAGTATAATTGGAGAACATAATGCCTAGAGGGCGACCCTCAAATAAATCTAAGGCTCAATCTTCGGTGTCTGATATTATTTCAGAAATGAAGAGTGCTATTGCTTTGCCCGGTGTAAAGCGCAAGATACCAGATATTATAGAATTTTGTAATAGCAAAGATTATTTAGGTTTGCCACATCTACGTAGTCCAATTCATCTAAAACCAGTTCAGGTACTCATACTAAAAGTTTTTTACCGAGGTTCTAGAGGGAATGAAGATATTAATTTAACTGAAGAAGAGCTTTCTTTGTGTAAAAATCTTGGGTTAGTAGATTCAGAGCGCGGGAATGTTCTGGACAAATATTATAATAAGGTTATTTTTAGAGAGCTAGTTCTTGTGTGGGGTCGCAGAGCTAGCAAGGATTTTGTTTCCAGCATCATTGCTCTTTATGAAGCAATGAAGCTCTTGGAAGCTCCTGGAGGAGATCCGTATGGCTATTATAATATAGCCGCTGATAACCCTATTACTGTACTTACAGTCGCGAATTCATCTGGGCAGGCTGAAGTTGCATTCAATGAAATTAGAGGTAAATTATTATCAAGCTCTTATTTTAATGACAAATATGTCAAAGAGGGATTATCGCATGATAGCATCTGCCTCTTGACTCCCAAAGATAAAGAAGAAAACAGGGAATTTTTAGAGAGGGATATGGGGCTAAAAACAAGAGGTTCTATTGTTGTCGAAGTGGGTCATAGTAACTCTGCAACGTTGCTTGGTAAGAAATGTTTTGTGTTAATACTAGATGAAGTAGCTAGCTATAAAACGAGCGGAGGGTCGGCGTCTGCCGATCGCATTTATTCAGCTTTAACTCCTACGATTGCAGACTTCTTTCGGGAAGAATCTGTTTTGGATAAGAATGGAAAAACTAAATTAGACGAAAATGGGAAAACTGTAAGTAATATTGTTTATGATGGAAAAATTATAAGCATATCTTCTCCACGAGCAAAAGAAGGGAAGTTGTGGGATTTGTTTTCCCAAGCCCATCTTTATGACTCCAGGCTCGCGTGTAGGCTTCCAACTTGGGATGTTATGCCAGAAAGGACGAGAATCTCGCTGAAAAAAGAATTCAAGACAATGAACGAGGAAGAATTTGAGATGGAATTTGGGGCAGAATTTAGTGGTATTGCCGGTGAGAATTTCTTTTCAGAAGAATATGTTAAAAAATGCTTTAAAGGGAATATTCAGTTTAAAAAGTTTGGCGAGCCCGGGCAGATATATTTTTTACATCTTGATCCAGCAGCAACAAGCCATAATTATGCTTTAGCTTTAGTGCATAAACAAATATTTTTGAATGAGGAGACACACAAGGCAGATTATATAATTATGGTTGATTTGTTGAAGTATTGGCATCCCACTATTAATAAGCCCGTTATCGCTTCTGAAGTTGATGAATATGTTATTAATCTTAAACGCTTGTTTAGGATTGGCATGGTCACATACGATTCCTGGAATAGCTTGGAGAGCAAGTTAAGGTTGCGAAAAGCAGGAATGCCAAATAAAGAAACTCGTTTTACAAATAGATATAAGATGGTAATTTATGCTGAGCTTTTGCAGGTAGTAAATGCTGGAAAGCTGATTGTTCCTAATAACGATCCTGCGGCAGTTCTTTTAATGGACGAAATGATTGCTTTGCAGAAGAAAATTATTCCCACTGGGTATAGAATCAGCGCCAGGCGTTCTGGAGATGGCGTAAAGACTGATGATTTAATCGACTCCCTTGCAGGAGCTTGTTACTCCGCAATCAATATGAATGCAAATACATTGCCTTCACCAAAGCTGGTTAATATGGGCACGTCTCCTCAATCCAATGAAACGGTTTGGCAGGGAATGCAGGGACCAGTCGGTGTTGGCACAGGTAAACAGGTTGCAGATGCTCTAATGAGTCGGCAGCCTTGGAGAAATCCTGGCATGCGTTAAAGGATAAATTGTAGTTTTTGGGAAAAGAAAATACCGGAGAAATTTAATGTTTAATCAAAGCAAAACTGCGAAAAAAGAACCAGCAAAGCATTATGACCAAATGCTCGTTGAACACACTAAACCTCATAAATTCACGCCTAAGAATCCAGGTAGCTATGACTGGCTGCTTCAGAAAGAAGAGCATCGGGCCAAAGATACTGATGTTCCTTGGGAAAAACAGCTGGGAGCAGCTCGAACAGGAGATGATCACCCAGGAACCATAGAAGCTAAATTTGATAAGAACAAAGACGTGTATAATCTTCGTCGTACAGATAAAGCCTATGGCTCTCGTCTTTTAACTGTGCAACAAGTTGCAGAAGCTTATGACCAAAAACACTATGATGCTATCCGTTCTGCGGAAAGTGCTCAAGATGTAGAGACGCTTTTCTGGGATAAATATGTTGGTGCTGATGTTACTGACGAAATGAAGAAAAAAATGCCTACAAACAGACAAAAGAGTCAATTGCAAAACCATCCTGACAGATTTAAGAATTTACACAAAACTATGCCTATTAATGAAAAAATTCAAGACGATGCAAAAACTCTGAAAAAAGAAGATAAAATATATGAAATGGTAACTGCTTCACTGAAAGATGCAGATGCCATGGCGTTTACTCTCTTTGGCAAATCGGCACTTGAGAATCGAAAAATGAATGACGAAGAAAAACAGCAGCTAAGTGATATTAATTCTGCTAAAGCTAGATTACTTGCTTTTCTTGATGGTAAAATAAAACAGCATTTTCTAGTGGCAGAGAAAAAAGATGAAAAAGATGCTTTAACTGTCTGGGAGAGATCGCTCAAGAAAAATTCAGAAAACAAACTATCTGTTGATGATAAAACTTTAGAATCGTTTCTTACGGTTGATGAAGCGAAAAAGGCATACCCGGATTTGATTGTGGTCTAAACATGCATGATAAGTTAGCATTCATTTGCAATAAGTGCAAACAAATAATGGCATTTCGAGATATTAACGATGGTTGCCAATGTGGCAACCATCTGTTTGTAGTGGCTCGCAATTTCTCAGGCGCTCCAGATACGTTTGATTATGACCAATTCAGTCCTGCCTATAATCCTTATCGTCGGAAGAGCAAACCAGGAGATGGACAGGGCGCAAAGCTAACAATGCCAGGTAATTCAGAATTTGGACCAGATGGAGAGCCTAGCACCGGTTTTGGCACAGAAGTAAGAGGACCGGATGATCCTAAAGCAAGAGGCGATGTTAGTATGCATGGTTCAGAGTATGAAGAACAAGTAAAAGAGGATATCGAGGAGATGGAGAATACTATTTCGTTTGATGGTGAATTTCCATCTGGGAATGCAACGCCAGATGGCGTACAACATATGGATGCTAGTGATACTAGATTCTTTGACCCAGAAGATTCTTTAGGACATGTCGAAATTGATAAAGCACAAGACCCCGTAGGACCACATAACATGCAGACAAATAAAAATTTTGCTCCAAACAGAAAACATTTTAATCGATTGACCGATGATGTATTTGACTATGTTCGTAGAAAAGCAGCATCCATAGAAAGGATATAATGATGCGTATTAAAGTTTCAGCTACATTTTCTGGAGAGCTAACCCTTCCAACAGTTGGACATCCGATGACAAAAAATAGCACCAGGTCTATTGAAGACAAGGATGCCCATGCAGATGACATAAGAATGGCCGTAAAAAAGGGATGGATTGAGTTTGTTGAAGGAGCACCAGAATTAGACATCCATCCAACAGAATTTAAGGTTAAAAATATAGGCAAGAAAACATTAGTTATTAAAAATATTATCTTTGAAAAAGATGATATGAGATTCTTGACACAGGATCAAATCAATGATGGAGATGTTCAAAAAGCTATTGAGATGGGACTGCTCGAAATAGAATCTTCTGAAGATCCTTCTGATAAGATAATTGGTGTGAATAAAAAAGAACCAAAGAAAACAGAAGAAAGCCTGAAAGAACCTTATCGCCCAGAAGAATCTAAAACGACAATGCAAGCTTGGGATGCACATCAAGAAGCAACTTTGTCTAAAGAAGAATTGTCAAAATCAAGCACGAAACATGTGAAACAAATAAAAGTTGCTGAAGCAGATGCCGTTGAAGAGCCAAAAACTCGCAAAAAGCGAAAGAAGAAAACTACTAAAAAAATAGGAAATAAAAAAGGCAAAAAGCCAAGGTCTCTCCAGCCAGTAGGCCGAGTAAGACCAGAACCTACAGCAGATGAAATAGATCCCGCTTTTATTGATATGGGACAAAGATCAGAGAAAATTGATTTTGTAAATATTGAACAAGAGGCCGAGCGAATTAATAGCCATCCCCAACTAAGAAAAAGATCTAATCAACAGGTAAATTTAGAAATGGATGACTAATGCTTGTTCTTACGTCAGAAAAAGCTCGTGGGAAAAAGTTTAATAAGAAAAGACTTAAACGATATTGGAAGGTTGTATACCCGAAGAAGTATGTTGATGTTTTGGTGGGTAAACAACAAAAATCAAAGACAAAATGAATAATTGGAATTTAATTAAAAAAGAATTAGCTGTTAATGATATTAGACTTTCTGATGATGGTCTGTGCCAAAATCGTGAAAATGGACAGGTCAAAACAAAAAATATCTCGCAGCTTATTACTGGCTTCAAAAAAGATATCGAAAAAGATGTGCATACGTTTAAGTTCTTATGGAAGGAAGTTGTTGAACTATTAATGAATCCTGGCTCTGAAGAAGGTTTTGTTCGATCTGCTGTAGATTCACGTTCATTAGATTTATTTGTCTATTCATTGAAAGATCTCGCAAAATTCATCGATGCGTTTGAAGATTTAGATAATACCGCATTAAAAAAAATACTGCTTAGCGCTATAGCAAGAGATATTACTGAATTCGATTCTCTTCAGATCAAATTGTTTCCTAATTTTAAACTAGCCATTGATTGTGTCCATCGTAAACTAAATAAAAAATATTATCTTATCGATTTGCTGCGACTAGCATCGGGTGGAGAAGCGTATGCTGAATCTTTTGACTATAAAACAGCTAAATCGATTGCCGGCCCTTGGTCAAACTTAGATCTACCAATGCTAGAAAGAGTCTGGCCATGGAGAGATGAAGATGAAAACCTTAGAGGAAGAATGAGAGATATACGTAAACAAACAAGATATAGAATGGGACTCGAAAATTATAATGGCGACGGGCGCGTTGGTGAAGGATTTTATTGGCGTGAGTTAAGGAATGAGCCTTATAGCTGGTATGATCGAAAAGAAGAAGAACCATACTACGAGAGATATGTTTTGACAAGAGATTGATTGTCTGACAAAAGTCATTTCTTTGTTTGTTGTTTTTAAAATAATAGGTTAAAAATTCAGATAATTTAAAGAACGAGGGCATGAATTGTCGAATTAGTTAATATGGAACTTACAAATACTGAAATAGATAAGATATCGAAAACATGTCCATTGTGCAGTGCCACGTTTGTTTCAAGCCATGTGCGACGTAAATATTGTTCTAAGGAATGTTCAAAAGAAGCCAGAAAATTAAATGTTCGATTGCGAAGCAAGATTTATTTTGCAAACAGAAAGAAATGCAGACATTGTAAAAAGATGTTCTGTTATTCTGAAATTAATGGAGGTTGTTGCAGGTCTGAGCAATGTCAAGGTGCTGAGCGTGAACGAAAGAGACAGAAAGCCCAGAAGAAGTATTATAATCTTAATATTAAACCGCAAACCAAGAAGCATCAGAAAGAAGAACTACAAAAAACTGAACGTCGAAAACAGAAAGATAGGGACAGTAGCAAGCGGTATCGTCAAAATAACACAGAGAAAGTAAATATTAAAGCTCGTTTTTTAAAGCAAGAAAGACAACAGTGGTTAATAGATTATAAAAAGCAATGTCAGTGTGAGGCGTGTGGAGAGAGTAGATGGTTTTGTTTAGATTTTCATCATACGGATCCAGAGTCAAAAAAGATAGCCATTAATGAGATGATCAGCCGTAAATACAATTTGAAGAGGATACAAGAAGAGATGGGCAAGTGTGTTCTTTTATGTGCCAATTGTCATAGACATCTTCATTTTGATTGTGGAAACAGGCCCATGCCAAAACAAACAGAGGAATGGCTAGACAAGAACAGAAAGAAAGAATATGCATAATACATTTGGACAATCTTTTTTTGATTATTTAGTTATACTCGTTCCAGAAATCACTAAACAATTAAAAGCCAAGGATCTTGTGAACCCTAAAGCTGCTAAAAATCTGTTTAATATATGGAAAGATGAAGATAGTAAAATTAATAACAGGTTGTATCGTAGACCCACTACAATGTCTCGCGAAGAAATTATAACGATGGAAAAATCAGGACTTGTAAAAAGTGTTGGTGATAAGATTGAAATTACTAATAAAGGCGCTGAAGTTATTCGCGTAATGGTTCTCGGTGATAACAAGTCTATATTTGAAAATGACAATGAAACTATTGATTATGAAAAAGCTCTAGCTACATCAAAGCAACCTACTGTGACTGCTAGTCGTAAAATTAGAACAGCTAGTACACATGAAGACCAGTGGTGGAGTCGTTTTGAGCCCGCTAGATGCTCTACTTGTGGCAATATTTTGCCCTTGAAAGTTGCGTGATGCCTTCTGTTTTTATATATGCTCCTTCTGTGAAGAAACCTATAAAATTGCCAAATAATAATGTATTGCTTTATTATGATGTCGCAGAAGGCAAAATGTTGACATTTAAAGGCGGTATGCTTGAATATGACTATGTATATGACGCAGGGACTAAACAAAGTCGAGTGGTGCCCAGACCTGTCGATTTGAAAACTAATAGAACAGAAACTGTAAAAGATATTTCGGTAGTTGATAAATGGTTTCAAGGGTTTATAGGAGAACGTATGCATCTTAATGCAGAGCGAATAGATGCTAATATTTTTGAAGGATGGGTCGAATTTGATGTGCCTCCTTCAGAACTCGGAGAGTTTGAAGAAGAAGTTGAATGGCAAGGTTTTGAATATCAGGTTAATTAATATGCTTAAAGTAGAAATTGCAATTACTCCCCATGCTCATGAACAAGGGCTTATGTTTCGTAAATCAATGCCATCTGATAATGGCATGCTATTCGTCTTTGCTGCCTCTCAACCAAGAATTTTTTGGGGAAGAAACACTTATATTCCTTTAGATATTGCTTTTGTAAACGATAATAGAATTGTTAAAATCTCACAGATCCCAGCTCTATCAGAAAGACCTGTGTCAAGTGATAAACCGTGCTCTATGGCAATTGAAGCTAATATTGGCTATTTTCATCAATACGGAATTCAGCCAGGACATAAAGTCGATATCAGTAAACTGAATGATAAAGTGGCAATGTTAACATTTCTGAAGCATTCTTGACGATTAATACAACATGCCCGCTCGGAAGAAAAAGACTACTGAGACCCCTTCGGTTTTCCCAGAACACGACATCCTAGAATTAATGAGAAAGAGCGTTCGTGATATTACAGATAGTCAGTTGAAGATTATAAATATCCTTGATACGCAAGCAAAGGGCTTGAGTGCCATTGCCAAGCAATTGTCAGCGCTGTTAAAGCTTGCAGAAGCATTTTATGAATATCAACTAGAAGAGGAAGAAATAGAAGAAGAAGAAGAAGAAGAAAGGCAAGACAAAACGCCCGCTTATCAGGAGGCCCCCACTCCCATTGAGCCTCCTATTGTTAAATCTCCTCCCGCAAAGCATTCTTTAGCAAAAACATTTGAACGCTTAAAAAGATCTAAAGTAATTTAGCAAAGGAAATGAGCATTATTTATTATAAACAAATTCAATGAAAAAGATTGCATCGCTGAGATATCTACGAAATGTATTGTCTCAGCGATTTTATAACCCGGACGAACCTGGAGAAGTTGGAGAACTTTCAGATTACCAACCAGAATCACCTCTGCCTCCTGCTCCTACTAATCTTCCTGTATTGCACCCTGATGATTTAGAAGACGCTCTAGAGGATTCTTATGATGATCGATTGCCTATGGGAGAAGATCCTGAAGGCGAAGAAAGATTAGACTTGCAGGAGATTCCTGTTACAGAAGATGAATATCCTGACTTTCCTAGTGCTGAAGCAGCTATTGCCTGGGCAGAACAAAACAATGAAACAATAAGAATTTATTATATCACTAAAGGCGGAAGAGATATTAAAAGAGATGTGGAACCACATGGACAATTTATGGCAAGAACAACAGGAAACAGGATTTTAGTTACTTTCGATATAACAGTAGGAGATATAAGAGCTTTTATTGTAAGTAATATTATGCATTATATGTTTGTGGGAGAAGATTTTGAACCTAAGTTCATTGTTTCGCCATCATAGAGAGATTAAAAAATGATAAAAATTCTGGAGAATCTAAAGAAAATCGGTGATGAATTGGAGAAAAGTGGGCAAGTGAAATCTGCTCAAGTTGTTACAAATACGATGCAGTCGTTGTCTAAACTCAAAACAGCACAATATGAAGGCGTTCAAGGCTATTGGATTAGAAATAGACGCTGTTGGGATAACTGCTATAGACAAAAACGCACAGCGTCTCCGAGCCGCCCAGCACAAGAAGTGTGGTTCGATTGCTGGGATGAATACCTTAAATCAATAAATGATAACAATAGCGGCTGGGAAAAATATGCCGGAAATGAAAAAATAGTTAAAACTGCTAATTTAGACGATGCAAAACATTTTCATGATGAAGTGCAGAAGAGAATAAAAGCAGGTGCTCCAATTCCGAATGCCGTTTATGAGGTTATCGAACAGGCAAGACTTGCAGATAAATCTTTAGATAACGCAAATAATCTTCTTAAAGTTGCAGAACATCTCGAAAAAATCGGAAAGAAAGAATTAAGCCAGAAAGTTTATGATGCTTGTTTCGATATCATCAAAGAGGGAGCGGGTTTCTGGGGAGGCATTGGGGGAGGCATTGGGCGAGGTGCTAAGTGGCTAGGTCAGACGTGGATGGGTTCGCGTGAGGGCACCGGATGGGGGAGTAGCTACAGGACAGCTGAAGCTATTCTTAAAGAAATTATTGATGATATTAATTACCTATTGGCAATGCCAAAAAGCAGCCAGATCGCTGCGATTAATCATCTTTTAAAATTGGCTTGGACGAAAGAAGGAATTGCAGAGTCTTTGAATAAACGACGTGGTTCTGTCGTGCAAGCGGACGCCGGGAAGGGTATCAACCCGAGTGTATTTAATACACCTCGTACTCCTACTCCTGCTACTCCTGCTACTGATATTACGCCATTTTCAACATGGGAGAGGAAGAGGAAGGGTGTTCCTCAGAGCGACACAGGAACACAAACTGCTGTTCCAGCAGAAGAGACCGCTCAGAAAGCCCCCGCCGAGAAGCGGCGCGACTTATTACAGAATTTAATCCCTGAGCAAAATAGAGCTCAGCTCTTTTTAGGAATTCGTAATAAGGCGAATGAGCAAAGACCTGAACTTGCACGATACTTGGGCCAGGCCAGACAAAGAGGACACCAGCAAACAGCACAGATGATTCAGTTCTCATTAAAGGCTTTAGAGCAATTTGATACGAAAATTAATCAAGCGATTCAGCAAGGACAAAACGACAGGTCTTCAGAGATGCAATCAAAAATAGGCAACGATGCATATGCGGTTCTTACAGAGCTTCGGAATAATTTGATTAATGCAGTGGCCGGTATCCAGCAGTCTGGTGACGCAGAGTCTGCTGGTTTAGAGCAAAAAGCACAAGGAACACCGCAAGCTGAAGAGAGTGCTTGGGGTCATGGCTGGGACGAACAAAAAGATTTTCCAGTTGTTGGACAGATGATAGCAGAGATTGTTCAAAGAGTTAATATGAGAGAAATGAGTCAGGGCGATGGTTGGAAAGAACTGATCGGGAAGATAAGATCCGAATATGCGCAGGCAACCGAAGCAGTTCAACAACAACCTGGTGCATAAAATCTTAAAAATAAATACGATAAAAGAAGGAATCCATAAGGATTATTTACTAATAATAAAGAAATAAGAAAGCTTTGTCTACTCAGTGTAGACTAGAAATAGGAGATATTGTTTATGAAGCTTATCACAAATTCGATCAAAACGGGAAACGCCCCAACATTTGCTGAGTTCGTGTCAAAACGATTTGGCAAAAAAGAGGTAGTGAAGACTGCTGCTGTAGCAACTGCTACAGAAACCAAAGAAGCCAATATAGACAACTTTGGCGACAAAAAAGCACCTCCATTTGGCAAGAAAAAGAAAGAAAAAGAAGAAAAAGAAGAAACTGAAGCTAAAAAAGTTGAGGCAGGCGGATCTAGCTCGAAAGGAAAAGATGAAGCCGATTCAAGCGGTCAGCCCGAATGGGAAGGCGAGAAAGAACATAACAACGACCCAGAATCTGGTAAACATCGTGAAGGCGATGGCGATCAAAAGACAAGCGAAACTGAAGCTAAAGAAACTAAAGAAGCTGAGCATACATGCACATGTGGTCCGGATTGTCCAGGTAAAAGCGGTGGCGAATGCATCTGTGATTGTGAAGCTTGTGTGAGCGCCAGTGCTAAGTCTGAAGTTAAAGAAGCTGAGCATACATGCACATGTGGTCCGGATTGTCCAGGTACAAACGGTGGCGAATGCATCTGTGATTGTGAAGCTTGTCAAGTGAGCGCCAGTGCTAAGTCTGAAGTTAAAGAAGCTGCTGCTGATTGTACATGCTGCAAAGAGAAATGTAAGAAATGCAAAGCCTGCAAGGGTTGCAAGTCTTGCAGAAGCTCTGATAGCAAAGAAGAAATTAAGGTTGCTCGTTATACAAAGGTTGCCAACCTTGATGCTAAATCGAAAGCATGGCTTATTAACTATTGGAAGAACCTGTATCCGCCCGAATATGCCGATGCAATGACCGCTGATAAATAAATAGTTGATCTTTTTAGAAAGGTGTTTTTATGGTCATTGCTCCAAGCGGTAAAAGGCGCTTGATGGTAGCGCAGGTTTTCAACAGCCCTACCTCAGGACTTAATTTTGAAGGAATACAACAAGGAGATATTCCTGAATTGAATTCTGCTACTCAGTTAAAACAACAAGTAGACGAAGTAGAACACGAACAAGAACAAGCGCAACAGCCACAACCAGGTACAGATAGGCACGATCTATCACAATATCTCTTTGAAAAGCTTAAAGGTTTCGGCTATCCTGGTAGACGACTTCAAGAATTTAAAGGTAAGTTCGTTAAGCAGAATATTAGCGCAGATGGATCAAAACAAGTCGAAGTGCTTATCCCAGATTCATATTATGGTAGCGGTGAGCAAATCTCTGACAGCGACTTTAATAGTATGGCTAAAGAGATTCAACATAAGTTTAATCTCTTTTTTGAAAGCGCTGAAAGATCTGATGGCAAATTAACAATTAAATTTACCTCGGTTAATAATCAAGACGGAGAAGAAGATTTTGAAAATGATGAATTGTCTAAAGTATATGGTAGTCCAGGTAAGAGTTTTCATCCCGATGAAAAAGCTATAGCAGGTTCTACTATATATGAAATGATTAAAAATGGTAAAAGTAAACTAGCAGAAGATTTAATGCGGACTCTATATAAAGGTAAATAGCAATGATTCATAAAGTTTCAACTGAAAATAAAATCAACTTTTTAGATATTGATTATACCAAGCTCGGTCAAGATGTGGCAGATATGAAAGCTGCTAGATATGATAAGCCTAAAGCACCCGTAAAACTAACAAAACAAACCTCTGGTAATATCTATAAACAAAAAGCAAGAATCAGTTTCTTGGAAACAGATGTTCCAGAACCAGAAAAAGACGCTGGTTTTGCAGCTGGGTCAGCATTGTCGTCAAAGAAACTCTCTGGCAATTTTGATCCTAAACATAGTGTACATAGTAATATTGGCTCCGCTCGCTGTGGTAAAGTCGGGGATGAACGTGGCCCTTCTAAATTTGTGAAGTCAGAGTCTTCTAATTCAATTTGGAATCCAAATAGAATCGCTCAACTTGAATCTACACTTGATAATAGAGAAACTACAGCAGCTGACAAAGAAGCTATTGCTACTAATAAACGAGAAGCTGAACAAAAACGAATCTCTGATATGGCTGATCATTTAAAGTCTGTTGATCAGCGTAAAGCTGATCAAGTGTCTTCTTTGGCGGCATATGGTGGACATAAATTTAATACACCGCAAGCTGGTATGAGTATTTTTGATACCGAGGGAGATTTTGGAAGAGTTCCTGAAAAAACCCACGGAGAAAAACGTGTTGCAGAAGCAAAACAAGAAAGAGATGAACGACAGAAAAATGCTTTTATCTCGAAAGGATCTAGTTTAACTACATCAAGTGTAGTAAGTAAAATGTTTGATAAATTGATTGGAAAGTAAATGCCAGATACTCCATTGGCAGAACTAAATGATGTACAATCAAAGCTTCAATTGGCAGATAAGCATGGTATTACTGTAGATCAAATAGATGCACTATTAGAGCAATCGAGCCGAAACGAGCAGTTATCTATAAGAAATAAACAGATTTTAGATGACTTAGCGGAAATGCAAAGCGGTATTGTCGATCAAGCAGAAGTTGTGAAAGAATATGTCGATTTAACTAAAGAACTTAGCGAAAATAATGATCAGCTACAGAGAGCGGCTAAAACAAAAATGTTTAATCTAAAAAAAGCACAAGTTTTTAATCCTGCAACGCCAGATGACCCATATGGCGCAAATCAACCAGTCGAACAAGGAGGATTAACAGGCTTTGATCAAGAACCAGTAAACGAACCACAACTAGCAGAAGAACAGCATCTGCATTTTAAAGACCCAATGTCTTTAAAGCAATGGCTTGATGAAATAGCAATGTCAAATAACAATCCACAAATGGTGGCCCGTGATGGGCTAGTAGAAAATATAGATAACAAGGCAGAGACAGTTGTAGACGGAGAAAGAAAAAATACCTGGCAGTATATAGATGTACTACTAAAAGAATATTTTCCAGAAGGCGTGGCGATAGGCGAGGGAGACCTAGAAGCAAATAAACAACTAGTAGCTGGAAAAATATTCGAACTAGTCAGACATGACCAAGGTGGGATTGAAGCTCCTTATACAACTTTTGGATCCGAAATGTATAAAAAAATTATAGAAAGTTCAAATCGAGAAATAAAAGCATTAGCTGAAAAAGCAGCTCGAAAGCTACAAGCAAAGAAAAGCTTTAATCTGAGCAAAACAGCACAACAAAAAACTATCGATAATGCCTTCCTGTGGGGGCCAAATGAAAAGCGCTTCGACCCCTTCTATAGACAACCAGTGTCCGATTGGCATGTGGTTGAACGCAATAAAGGGTTTGGACTTACTCTCGATGATGTATGGAATATCGACTATGAAGCTATCTGGCGCGGTAATATCATGGACAAATATTCACGTCCTTACCGCGACAAAGATGGTAATTGGGTCGGCGGTTATGTCCAAAAACGATTTGAAGTCGATAAATGGATTCCAGAGGCTAACAATATGCAACTGAAACCAGGTCAAAGACGCAAACCACGTCTCCCTGAATATGGAGTTACAGAAGCTCGTTTGCAAGCAAATAGAGCTAAAGATGATAGAGGCTATGGCCCTAATCCCGATACCTCAAAACCTTTTAATTGGCATGAAGCAAGTAAAGAATCTAATGTAAAAACAGCAATTGGTTTTCCATCTACGACCACTGTTGATGGAAGTCCCGAGACAAGCTTGCAAGAAAAAGTGCAAGAGCTTGAACATGATCTCAAAGCTGTGAAGACTAAGCTTCAGTATATGTCGCCCAAAGAATTAGAGACTCCATTGTCAATTCCTGATGAGCAAGAGCTAATGGACCAAGGTTGGTCTCATAAAGAGTTAGATGATTTGAAAAAGGAAGAAATAATCGAATTAAAGGAAGAAAAGGATATAAAGAAACGGCAGGACGAGGTGAGGCAAATAAGGACGGATCCCGGTGCTTTTGCGTCTCAAGACGCACAAGCCAAAGAAGCTTCAAAAAAAAAAGTGAGCTAAAAAAAGCTCAACTTTCACCTCTGCAAGATCCCTTTAGGGAAAATAAACCTGGCCCTAAAGGCATCATGGATGTTAAAGCCAAAGATCGCCAAAAACCACAATATTTCTGTAGCCAATGTGGCAATCAATTGCAATCTCCTACCCTCGGAGGCAGTTTTGATCCCGGCTGTCGCTGCGGAGGGTGTGCACGGTTTTGTGCAGAGGTCGCACGTCTTGGCCCTGCTAAAAATGCTCCTGATAAACCAGGGCCTCAAACTTTCCATACTTATTTGCAACCTGGACAACGACTCGCAGGTCTTATCTATGATGCTAAAGAACGTAAGTTTCTTCAAGCACATAAAATAAAACTTAAAAAGAAAAAAGATAAAATTCCCGATCTTTCAGAAACTTTTAAATCAAAAGAATTTAAACCTATGCAAGAAGCATCAGATTGCGATTGCCCTCTGCATGGAGATGATGTAGAATCAGCTTGTACTCTATTATGTATCGATAATTAATCATGGCACCAATCAGAGTTAACTTACCAGATAAACAAACCAGAGCAATGATGACAAAGGCTGCTGGTGGTGAAATTGTAGCTCCAACCGTTTCTGAAGATGTGCCTATGACTCAGCAATTTCCTGTTGGCACAGTAGCAAATACACCAATCACTAAAATGGCACAGTTCGCCGGTTCCGGTGCAAATGTTATTTTCACCCAACCTATGTTCTTCTCGCCTCTGCATACACCACAAAATTGGCAAATCGCAAGTAAGAGAAGGGAGAGCTATCAGTGGAAAATACTTGCTGGAACAGGACTTACGTTAAATGACTATACCACAAAACGTGTCGAAGATCTGCTTTTTGATTATGATAAAGTTGTTAAAGATCCGGTAACGAATGGAATGTGGTATCAAGACATTAAATCCGAGCCTGTGTTAGGGGCGAGCGGCAAATTACGTCGTCCACCTCATTTTTCAGAGAGAAGTTGCACAGACAAGCGATGCTTTGGTTTTAGTGCTTATGGTTATTGGAGAACTCTAGAAGTTTCTGAAGAACATAAGATTTTTGTCATTGACGGAAAACTTTATCGCCATAAAAGAAAGCTCGAAAAAGATGCTGCGTATCGCAGGAAGATAGGCATACCCGCAGGCGGCGATAAACCACCGATAGAATTTCCAGATAAATTGATATACAAAAGAGAAGCACAAGATATCGTCAAAGACGATTTGCTAATTGCTCCTATGCCTAAATTAGGCAAAATTGCTTTAGATACAAATAAAGCGTGGATGGTTGGGCTGTGTATTGCTGATGGCTGTTTAACAAAACCAGAGCATTCATGCCGTGTTGATTTCACTATGGATCGCAATGAGTATCATGTGCCAGAATTAGAAAAATGGTCTCAACATAGTTTTGATGGAAAAACCAGATCTTTTCAGCATGGAGACGGAAACGGATGGAGGGTTTCTCAAAGTGGAACAGATATCTGGGAATTTTTTGATACTTATATCACTGGTAAATTAACTAAAAAGAAATTCCGTGCTGATGTTTTTGAATTAGATAAAGAGTCCCGCCTCCATGTTCTTGGTGGTTATTTTGATGGTGATGGACATTTTTCTCCACCAAAGGGGTTGTTAGTTGCTAACAATTATTCTTGCGATATGGCAGATCAGCTATATTGGATGTTATTGTCTGTAGGTATAAACTGTTCATTAAAGCGTTTGCCACTTTATGGCGAACACTACGAGACTGATTCTGAATGGTGTTATCGAATAATTATTCCGTCTTCGGAAGTTCCTAAATTACAGCCTTACTTGCGCAGCAGCAAGATTCCACAGGGCTTCAAGCCAAAGCCTCAGCGTCAGCTTCGATTTTTCTATGAAGAAGATGGAGTAACATATTTAGCCCAGCCTATACAGAAAATAAGAGAATTCAAGTATACTGGCAAAGGTTATGATCTTCAAATTGATCCTGAACGTGCATTTGTTGCATCAGGGTATGTAGCTTCTAATTGCCGCTTCTGGTATGACAACGAACCTAAGGTTGCAGCAGGTGTAGATTTTTACGCGAATTTCCCACTTTCAGGATTCAAGCTTGAATCTAGAAGCAAGAAGATTTGTAAGTATTTTGAGCAAGCTGTAGAAGATTTAGATCTGGAAGATTGGCTTGCTCATATAAGTCATGAGTATTATTTATTAGGCGATGTATTTCCTTTCTTGGAAATTGAATGTGAACATTGTGGTGGATCAGGCACTGATCGAGAAGGAGAACAATGCAATCATAAAGGTGGTTCATTTAGTCGTGTTGTTCTTATGAATCCAGATTATGTTGAAGTGCAAACGAATGTTCTAGCAAAAGAACCAGTTCTTGCTTTAATGCCTGATGAAGAGCTTAGAATGCTTGTGCAGCGTAGAGAGCCTAAACAAATTTATGACAGGCTAGATCCTAAGCTTATTGATTTAGTTGCATCTGGCAGACCTATTCCACTATCTAATCGTTCTGTAAGCCATATTAAACATAATGCTAGTTCTTATGCAACTTATAGTAGTCCATTGCTACGTCGCATGTTTACTATCTTAGCTTATAAAACTAAAATTATGACTGCAAACTGGATTACTGCTGAGCGACTTATATTGCCTGTTCGCATTGTTAAAGTTGGCGACAAAGATCGTCCGGCTTCTGACGATGATATCTCAAATGTCCAGAGTCAATTATCTGCTGTTGTTAATGATCCTAATATGACAATTGTTACCCACCACGCATTTGAATATAGCTGGGAGGGTGCCACAAGCAAGATTCACAACATTACTTCCGAGATGGAAAACATTGGCAAAGAAGTATTAGATGGGTTTATGCTTAATCAAGCTTTGCTGAATGGCGAAGCGGCCGGTTATACCTCGGCTCAGGTTGGCGTTGAGATTTTGATTAAACGTTTAGAAAGATGGCAATCAAAACTTGCGAAGTGGGTTGAAAAACATATATTCTTGCCTATTGCAATGATGCAAGGATTTATTGATGAAGAAGAATCTAAAATAGTAGGAAAACCTAAATATATATATCCTACTATAAAATGGAATGATCTTAAGCTTCGTGATAAATCTAGTAATTTGCAATTGCTTATGCAAGTTTATGACAAAGAATTAGTTTCTGGTCAAACAATTTGTGAAGAGTTCGAGCTAGATTATGATATTGAACAAGAGAGATTGCGAGAAGAACGACTAGTTGCAATGCAAAGTGGGCAGATTATGCCCGGTGCAGGTGGAGCAGAAGGTGCAATGGGAGGAGGTGGAATGCCAATGGGTGGAGGATTAGGAGGCCCGCCAGGAGCAGAAGGAGCAATGGGCATAGAAGGTGCCCCTCTAGGTATGCCGGGAGCTGAAATGGGCGGCATGGGTGCACCTCCTGGTGGTGGCATGGGTGCACCTCCTGGTGGTGGCATGGGTGCACCTCCTGGTGGTGGCATGCCAGCTGCCGCATCAGCTGATGCAGGATTAGCAATTCCAAAAAGAGGCAAAGCAAGAGAACAAGCAGGGCAAGAACCAGTGCCGACAAGGGTTATGCGCCTAACAAAGATAGAGCAAAAGATGTATAAAGTCCTAAGTGGTTTAAATGTGCCATTTGCCTTGTTTGGACAATATGCTATCAAATTGCCTGGGCAGCAACAACCATTTAGTTTAGATTTTGCTTATCCTGAAATTGGAATAGGCATTGAAACAGATGGAAAGATGTGGCATGAACGAGAGGATTTAAAAGAAAGAGATATGCAAAGAGACCAGAAACTTGCTAATGTTGGATGGAGAATATTAAGATTTAAAGAGGAAGCAGTTGAAGAACACATTGATACTATTAAAGATGTTATCTTGCAAAATATAACGGAAGCAGCAAAAGATCTTAAGAAGGCAGCTGAAAACGATACGACATTTGAGAAATTTGCTTCTTTAAAGTTGCCTGGAACTAGATTTGCTGCAAATGGAGACGAGGAAACAATTACTGTTTCTGTTAGCGAATTGGATAATGGACTAGGAAAACGAATATTAATTGGAGAACCAGAGACTAATGGCCAGCTTCAACCTGAAAGAACACAAACAAGCAAGGAATTACCTTCCCCCGCCTAAAGGCAGTCTGAAGGGCAGAAAACGCATTCGTGACAGAGGCATCAAATGGGAAGAGTTCTATCATGATAAGTCTGCGCCATTAAAGAAGCGTTATGATAGAGAATTGGGAAGTGGCTCATATCATCGTTGGGAGGGGCACGACTATACTACAAATGGTGATTATTTTATTGTTGTTGGTCCTGCACTAACAAAAGACTTGAAGAAACAATTCTTTGCCGGTATCAAAAGATTACCACAAGACGAGAAGAAGAAAATATATGCTCCCTCAGGAGAATACTTTTCTAGTTTGCATGCTGCATTAAGTTTTGCTGCAGATCGATGGGCAGTGCCTTTTCCTAAAGGGGTATCTAATTATACAGTTCATGATTTAGCAAATATCAAAATACCTAGGCACGTAAGGGGGAGTATTGAAGATGAAATCTATTATGTAAAGAATGCAACTGGGGCTTAGGTATATTTAAGGATAACCTAAGGCTTCTCTGGAAAGCCGTAGACTATTTATCTAATGATAGTTTTTATATTAAGAGGGGATAAAGGATTTTTCGTAAGTTTTTTATAATACTTAATAATACAGCAATGGAAGATCTAGAATCCGAAAATTCGGACCCTGAACCTAAACGTAGGAATGGTCATGACAGAGAGACTTGCAACAATCTGCCTCGCGGCAGCGGCTTTCTTTTGCCCTCTTGGGTACGATATCGTATTCAAGACTTTCCTCGACTTGATAGGTTCTTATTGGGGTACAGCTTTAATTTTTTATTTCCTTACAGCGCTTTTTGCTGGGTTGTATGTGGTGTTGCGCTGGCAATGTGAGAAAGAAACAAATGAAACTAATTAAATCAGCATCTTATAACAAAACAGCACAAGACATTACTGATGATTCAAGTTCCGGCATAAAAGACCCGCCAGCCGCAAAATTGCAAGATATAGCCATGGGCATAAGATTTTTCGCAAAAGATATGCAAAAAATGACGCCAGAGTTAATGAATGAATTAGCTGATAATTTAGAGGCTATTGCAAGAGATATATTGACGAATGTTCCAGGACAAGTATAAATGAAACTAATTAAAAACGCATCGGGTAAAACACAATTAAAACTATCTAAATCTGAATGGCAGAAGATAGGAAAAGAGCAGGGATGGACAAAGAAAGGTCAAGGCACGATTCCCGAGGGTTGGGATGGTGAAGGAGCAATTACCCCTAAGGATCTTCAGCCTATAGATGATACTGGTCCTACATTCGCCGCCCAGTTAAGAGAGATGGCAAGCAATTTAATAAGAATGGCAGATGATGTGGACTCTCTACAGGGCAAAGTAAGGTATACAGGGTAAATAGCAAATGAAAATAATTAAATCAGCAAGATATAACGTATTGACATACTTTAAAAAATTTCTTTACAAAATTATTCCCATGAGAAAAATAGCAGTATGGGCTCATGAATTAAGTGAACAACAGAAAGCTCAACTGCTAGTAGAAATGCGACCTCTTGTTGATGTTATTAGAGCCAACCCCAGAGTTGGACGTGGTTCTCTCACTACAATTGATGAGGCTATGGAAGATGTTGAGATAGCAGCAGAGTTGAAGGAGGAAGGTATTACTGATGAGAAGAGTGCCATTGAATGGGCCATTAGGGTAGAAGGAATGACAAGGGTGAATGGGCCATTAGGGTAGAAGGAATGACAAGGGAGCAAAGTCTTAATGCTAGATGGGGCGAGCATGATGATCCGCAGAAAGCAGATTACGACGACTGGATGAAGCAATCTCAGAAGCTGCCACCCGCCGAACCGAGTCTTGGTGAATCTATTGATCAGGCTGAAATGCTTGATCCAAATACTGACGATGATCCAAGTCCCGGTATAAAAGACACGCCTGCCGAAAGATTGCAAAGTGTAGCCTTGTCCGTAAGATTTTTCGCAAAAAATATGGAACAAATGACACCAGAATTAATGAATGAATTAGCTGATAATTTAGTTGAGATTGCAAGAGATATGGCCCATAAACACAGGACAAGCGTGAATGAAATTAATTAAATCAGCAGGCTATAGCAAAAATCGCAGGAAACTCAAGTTCCCTCACAAGTTAGCACAACTAAGTCCACTTACTACTGTAGAGGACTTAAGTCCAGGGCTTAAGTTGGCCATTGAGAGAAGGAATATCGACTTTAAAGATGGTAGGCTCTTCCTGCCTAATGGCAAACCCATAACAAGAGAGAACGTAGAAGAGGCATTTGATAGGGCTAAATTACATGAAGGAGAAGGACGCTCTGATGAGGATATCCGAAACAAAATAAAAGGTCTTAAGAACCTCTTCACGAATAAATTGCCCTCAAAAGCCTCGATAGATGATATAAGAGCTTTCCTTTCTAAGGATTCTGGAGTTACGTCGGTTAAGCAGGCTGTTGCTCAACTAGAAGCTACGTTGTTGAATAGGGCTGAGTATAGGGCTGATCTTGACTTGGCTCTTATAAATCATTTAGCGACCAAATATTAGAAGCAGATAACAAAGGAGATGCCTCTTGATGGAAAATCTGATTATGAATAAAACAGAGAAATTTAATTATAGCGGTGCAGGAAAGCATTAAATGAAAACAATTAAATCGGCAGGTTATGTAAAAAATTCCGCAAAGTTTGAAATGCCACCCCTTGCAGATGGAACTGTATCTCTTGACTTTGCTGCTGCTGAAGCATGGGCTGAACAACAGCCAGAAGAGGTTTTGAGATATGGTATACGAGATGCGAAAGCAGCATTAGAGGCTATGCCTAACGGACCTAAAGCTGGATTCTATCAAGATGAAGTTCATGTGTATGCACAAGCATTGCAAAAGCGAAGAAATAAAAGAACAGCACAGGTGCAAGAAAAGGATGTCAATGAATCGCGTCCTAAGTATTGGAGGTGTAAAGATTGCGGAACAGTGTTTACGGATGAATTGAACAGAATGCTTGCTATAGGATCTGAGGCGACTTGCACCAATCGCGAATGTAGAAGCAAGAATGTTCACGCATGGCCTTCTTTGTCATAGGATAGTTAATTAATATGTCATTTAAAAAAATAGCATTTAATAGTTTTACGATAGAACCTTTGAATCATCCCAAAGATTGGGATATATTCGTATTGCCAGAAATGATTAAGACTGCTTCTGTCAAAGAAGCAGAAGAAAACAAGTACGGTGGTTTCGATATTCAAGCCTCTATTGATAAGTATCCCGATCATCTTTTCGTCAAAATCTTTGCTATCGAAAAAGACATTGTTAATGACAATGGTGATGCTTTCTGTGAAGCAGAACTAAAAAAAGCAGCTCATACCTTCATTGGCGTTCCTGTCTTTACAAACCATCAGAATAGTGAAGTAGAAAATGCAAGGGGCGAATGTGTCCATTCTTGGTATGATGATAAAGAAGGTGGCATCTTTATTCTCGCCCGTATTGACAAAGTTGCATATCCATCATTAGCCAGAAGTATAGAGGAAAAATATTGCACTGGAACTTCAATGGGAGCTAGTCGTGGACATGATTTAGTAACAATGGGTGATCTTTCGTTGAAACGTGTTGATGAATTGAAGAAGAGCGATCAAGTTGCAACTCATACTGGCAAGATTGAAAAGATTCACACCATTTGTAAGACACAAGATCATAAACAACTTTATCATATTAAATGGAGTGGTAAAAAATCAGGGCTTGCATTAAGCTGCGAACATCCTGTTTTGGTGTTACGAGGTTCTGATCTGCACTATACAACGAAATCTGGAAAAAAATATAGAAAAAATATTTCCGAAATTAATAAGACGGTTAAGCCCGCTTTTATAAAAGCCAGTCTTGTGAAAGAGGGAGATCATGTTTTAGAGATATTGGATAAGTATGTTTTTTCTGAATATCATGCAAATCTGGATAATAAGTTAGCATTTATTTTGGGAGTATATGCTGCCGAAGGTTGGGTCAGCCAGTCTACGGTTGGTTTCAGCTTCGGATTAAACGATCCACTTAAAGGCCAATTACAAGAAGCTCTGAAAAAGAGATATCCAGAAAATAATGTTCATGAAAGAAAAGTTGCTGATAGAAATGGCGTATACATCACAACGTGGAATCCAGACCTAGCCGAAATTTGTCTTAAACACATTGGCACTGGTAGCAAAGTTAAGAAGGTTTCTAATTTATTAAGAAACGAATCTTTTATTACCCAAAAAACGTTTTTAGGTGCTTACCTCGATGGCGATGGTTGTATTGTTCAGGAGAGATCAACTAAAAAAGGATCGAGTGAATCAGGAGCTTTGCAGTTATCATCGGCTTCAAATGATCTGCTTTCGGGTGTTAGAAAAATATCTTTGAATCTAGGTGTTCCTGCTACTTTATCAAGACATGAGCGCATAGCTTCAGCGTCAACGTCAACTGTTATTGATAATGATTTCGAATACGTGGAATACATGCTTTATTTTACAAATACTATTAGCGATGTATTATCTGGTCAATCAAGAAAAGCTAATGTAAATAAAAAAGCTAAGCAGTCAAAGTTTGATTCATTTTTCTACGACAAATATGTTGCACATAGAGTCAAAGAAGTTGAAATAATAGAGAATGACGAACCAACTTATTACATTCAGGTTGGAAGCCTCAATAATGAGGAAAGCGATCATAGTTATATATTAAACGATATTGCTACTCATAATTGTTCTGTCGATTATTCTGTCTGTTCTGTTTGCCACAAAAAATCTCCCACAGCAGATGAATATTGTGATCATGTTAAAAATCGCAAGAATCGTAAAGTATCTGGCGATTATAATTGTGAATATCACGACGGAGAAGATGCAGGAGAAGAACCTTGTCCCATTTGCGGTAAAAAACGAAGCGAAAGCAAGATAAATCATTATAAAGAACAACAAATCTTTGAACACAACTTCGGTCTAAAATTTATTGAAAATAGCTTCGTTGTTAACCCTGCATGTCATAGATGCGGTGTATGTGATATCTTACACGCTCCAAATGTTACCAAAAAGGTTGCTGAACTTAAAAAAGCTATTGCTCAACTACAAATGACAAGAGGTAATGATGATTCGAAATTAAAGAAGGTCGCAGGACAAGACGAATTAACTAATCTTACTGAAAGCATGAGTGGCATGGAAAAAGTCGTTAAAAGCATGCTTGCTCAGAAAAATGAGATATCGATGGAATATGTTAGCGATCTTGTTAAAGCAATGGCTGACGTTCAAGGTATTGTTGATGAACTCTCAGAAATGGGATATGCTCAACTTCCATCTCCAACAGTTGAAGCTATAGGAGATACAACTCCTCAATCTCCTGATGCTCAACCAGCTCAACCAGTGCAACCTGGACAGCAAGCACCACCTCCTATAGGTGCTACAACTACTCAAGTTACTCCATCTGGAATATCTATTCAAGATATGTCTGGACTTGGGTCAGTAATTAAACCAAAATTTTCCTCTAATTTCATAAATAAAAAGAAGGATTTATTTGCATCTTCTTCTAAAGTAAGGGATAAGATTAAGAATCTTAATGCAAATAAACTCTCTAGGAGCTCTAGTGTGTCTAAAACTTATATAGAAGTGTTTGATGGCGATCCTTCCGACAAAGAAGTTCGTCGCATTGTTATTGATAAAACGTCAGCAGACGGAACAATGGTTATAGAAGCCCAAGGAGAAAAGATTATTCGCTCTGCGAATGTGTCTACTTTTCCTGAAGATATTCAAAAGATGATTGATAGTGATCCGGAAAAAGCCGGAAAAGAAATTTTGGCCAACAAGGAGTTAATTAACGTCATGCCAGGAACTAAAGAAACAAACAAAACTGCAATTAAAGAAACAGATAAAACTGCGGCAGTTGGAAATCCAGCTAACGATAGCGATGCTCAGCAAGAAGTGATTACAGAAAAACAGCTTTCTAGCTCAGAAAATGCTGACTTGCATCCAAGAACAAATGAAACTTGGGAACAAATCACAGAAGCTGAAATTTCTGGTGAAAAAGACGCTGATGAACTAGATGACACAACTAGCGAGTCCCCTCAGACACGTAGAGGCTCTTATGACGTTATTACACAAGGACAACTTGATTCTATTACTGATGGATATGTTACTCGTTGGAAAGATTGGCCAGAAGTTATCACTGAAAAACAATGGACAGATTTCAGCCGTCTAGCTAGTGCTAAATTGCCAGATGATTGGACAGAAATAATCACCGAAAAGCAACTGAGAGAACTTTTAAGCACTCACCGCTTCGTCGGACCTTCCGAGGTTATTACAGAAGGACAATTTAAAGATCAAGACTATGGTATTAAACGCTGGGCAAGCGCCAAGCGCCGGATATAGTAAGGAAGTTATTAAGATTGCTACTCAATCTATCTCCGATGCTATCGCTAAATATAGCAAATCTCCAAAAGAATTGCAACGAGCAGCTGCATTAGCTAATGATGATAAATCTAGTGATAAGGTTGCGTTCTTGACATTGCTTCATTCGCTTCCTTATAAGCGAGAAGAACTTGATGATATAACACATAATATCTCCTATTTCAAGAAAATGGCTTCAAGCGCAGATACTCCTAATGACCTCGACGCACTTATCTATTCCGTTGCGAAAAATGGCACACATGGCGTGAAAGTAGAAGATGTCTATGAAGCTATCGAATATTCACTCGGTAATAAGAAAGCAATAGCTAAAGTTAATGAATTGGTACAAGAAAAACTCGCAGAAACGCAAGTCGATAACGTTTCTGTTGATAAATTCGCTGCCTTTGAACAGGCTATCGAGGATATTAATAAACCGGAAGATGGCCTGTATGAAGTCCGATTCGCTTTAAGTGAAATTGAAGCAGATCCTAAAGATAAAAAAGCTTTTGCTCAGGCAGTTTATAAGTTTGGACAGCAAATGATCGGTGGCCCTGATAATGGCAACCCGCAAACTGTTGTTTTGGAAATTAGATTGAACAAAGGAACTGACGAAACTGACGGAACTGACGGAACTGACGGAACTGACGGAACAGGCTGTGGTATATTTAAAGATAAAAGTATGCTCACAGATGAAGATGAACTTGCCGCAGCAGAACTCATAGGACCATTAGATGAAGGAGAAGAATTCGCAGAAGAATTCGCAGGACCATTTGATGATCAACATGAAAGAAGAGAAAAAACTAAAAATATGACAGGTGGATCTATGACATCTACAAGCGTTGCTTCAGGCGGTGGAGCTAGAGGAGCTCGGGTAACTTCTTCACTTGCAAAAAAACGAGAGGATATCGTTAAAGAAGCTAAAGGTGAAAAGAAAACTTATAAAGAAGCCCAAATGGTGGGCGGACAAATGGGAGGACAAGGTGGAGCTGCACAAGCTCCAGGAGCTGGAGCAACATTGCCAACTCCTCCAGGCGCTATGGGTCAAGTTCCAGGAATGGAATCCTTTACAGCTGCTCCTGGACCAGGAGCAGAAGGACTCGAAGGTACAGAAGATCTAGAACCGAAACCACCTGGATCAATCTGTGTGGTTTGCGGCAGTAGCGATGTAGATATCGTCTCCGGTAAAGGTAAGTGTAATAACTGTAGCTCAGAAATGCAGTTTAAAGTCTCTGTCGATGTTACACGCTGGGCTAATCTTACGCCCGAAGCAGAAGAAGGTGGAGAAAGAGATGAAGGTCTCGGCGAAGGAGAAGGCTTTGAACTTCCAGAAATGGGCGGTGGTGGAGATATGGGAATGGGAGTGGGAGCCGAAAATGTCGGACTCGCTGCTATGGTCCGCCTGCAACCCCAATCAATCAAAAAACTCGCTAAATCTGAAATTAAAATCGGTTCAGTGAGCCCCGCAAATGGTAAAACAAATACTGTGTCCCTCGGAAAAGGTAATTGGTACTGCCTGGATACAGGCACATCTTATAAAGTGTCTTATGCTGCTGATATGAAAACTAAAATGGCATATGCACAGTGGGAATGGACTCCTCGTACACCTAATGGCGATTGCCCATCTTGCAACCGAGCAAAATTACGCTTCGTTAAAGCACTTAAAGTACAAGATATTACTGAAGAACAATTCGACGCATTCGATATTCAAAAGAAAACAGAAACTATTCTTAAAATGAAGAAAGCAGGATCTCTTAAGAATATTAAAATCGCCAGCAAAGATGAATCAGATGTGATTGCTCAATATAAAAAAGCATATCATACCTATGGCAATGATTTCCCAATGGAAACTTGCCTCGAAAAACTCTCAAGACGCTTTGGCGAAAATGCACTCGCACTCAGCGGACCCTGTGAAGGTAAATCACTCGCACCATGCGTGTGCGCTTCATTAAGTAAAGCAGGTATGTATAATTCGAACCTCGCTATAAAAGTCGCAGAAGTCTGGGAAGATAATGATGGCTCAGATTGCTGCGTCGAAGACCAAATCCGCCTCGGACTTAATATCAAAGACGCCGGAGCCGCCTGCGAAGCTCTGAAAATCGCTATGGCTTCACAAGAAGATATCCTAGCAGATAAACTCGCCCAATTAGTTGAAGAAGATGATATGGGCGATGATATGGGCGATGATATGGATGTAGATCCGTTTGAAGAAGAAGAAGAAGAAGTAGGAGACGAAATGGGAGACGAAGACGCAGACGCAGATGTTAGCGTTGAAGTTGGCGATGTTGGCGGCGAAATGGTTACACTCGAAATTCCAAAAGAAGTTCTGCTTGAGTTCGATGCCGCTGCCGATGTCGCATTAGGTAGTGATCCTACCGATGATCTAGGCCCAGGCGATGAAGTCGCCGTTGATGTTGATGTCGAAGAAGTCCCCGGAGAAGAAGAAGTTCCAGGCGAAGGCGAAGTCATCGACGATGCCCCCCCAGCCGAATCTATTGAAGATATTGAAGATGTTGGCGATGTCATAGAAGAAGGAAAACCAATGGCAGCAGCAGGTGATTGCTGCCCAGAATGTGGAGCACCAATGGAAGACGAATGCCCAACATGCGGAGAGCCAAAAGATAATCCCGCAGATGAAGGCGATCAATATGTAGAAGGCGAAGGCGAAGAAAAATCAATGCTCGGAGGTTTGGCTCGTGGAGCTGCCGGTGCTATAGGAGGTGCTGCGGAAGCTGTGGGAGGTATTGCATCAGGCACAGGAGAGGCAATTGGAGGAGTCGCCGAAGGCATAGGAAAGGCTGTCGGTGCACTAGCTACAGGTGAGGACACAGAAGCAAGCAGTGAATACGATCTTAAGGAGGCTATGCATATGCAAGGTAGTATCGGTAAAACTCAAGATATTCAACTCGATCTTGCAGAGGTTGCCAAGGCAATCGGTATTCAAACAAAAGAAGCTGGCGAAAAAGAAATACAGCAAGAAAATGTACAAGATGGTGAAAATACAAAACCTTACTCAGCTGGCAACCCAGCCGATGGTGGACATGCTAGTGAAATGGGACATGAAAATGAAGCCGTCTCAACAGCTACTACACCAACTGTCCCCAGAGATAATGCTCTTATGGGACATGAAGACTCCGACCTGAACCCACAAGATAAACCACAACCACATATCCCATCTGATAAGGGTACTATGGGACATGAAGATGAGGTCGGACTAGAAGGTGGCGATGCTAGATATACTGGCGGCGATGAAGGCGCTGGTAAAACTAATATCGCCCAGTCAGAAGAAGAAATCCTTGAAGCTGAACTACTCCATATGAGAGGCCATGGCAATGCTAAAAATAGATTAGCTGTTATGGCTCAAAGAATTCTTGACGCTCAAAATAAAAAATTAGAGCCCAAGAAACCAGTTGCTGATGATGAAGATATTAAACCCATTAAAGGTAATACCACTATGGGACATGAACCTGAATTTACAGCCGAAACACCAACTAATACAGAAACAGCAAATGACAGCCATATGGGACACGAAAGAGAAACAGTAGGTGATAAACCTACTTCCCCTAAAGATCATCCAGAACTTCCAGCAGATAATGCTCTGATGGGACACGAAGAAGGCGGGGAAATAGGACCCGAAAAACAAACGAGAGATAAAGGCACCGTTATCGCTAGTGGCGATATTAAACCCGAGGTTCTTATAGAGTCCAGAAAACTTGCTTTCTCAGTTGCGGCCCAAATGCTTCAAAATGACTTGATCGAAGTATCGCAACTTGAAACCAAAGTCGAAGAACTCGCTAAATATGAACCTGCCCAAATTAAAGATTTTCAAAACGCTATAGCTAAACAAGCTAGCGAGGGCAAAAAAGGGCTACCTACGGAGTCAAGAGGGCTAGAGCAGCCTTTGGTTATCAATGAAAAGAGTAGTCTTCGTAATTCAAATGATGAACTGCAAACTAAACTCTCTTCGTTGTTTTCACTGCACCAACAAAATGAAGCCGCTACCGAAACACCAGATTTTGCTCTTAAAAAGGTGTTTGGAAAAATCTAATGACAATGGAGAAATGTTATGGCACTTATTGAAGAGTTCTTTGTAGTTGCGACTCACTACCCAATCGATAAAAATCGATCGGGCGCAACAATCTTTGAAGGTAAAATTGCGAAACTGCTCAGTACAGGTGATGCTGAAATCCATGACGGAGTGGTTGGTAGACGAGTTTTTGGTCTCTTTGGTGATAGCACCGGCCTTAGTACAGCGTCTGACAACGCAACCCCGTTCTCGGATCAAATCACTGTTAATGCTGCGGGTAAACAAATCTTTACCCAAAACCGCGTTAGTGATCAGTCTGGCGATGAAACGAACGCCTCCGGAAGAATTACCGTCTATAACGGCGGTGGACAATTCCATACTGACCAGTACGCTACCCTCGATGGAACCGATGGTATCTCAGGCTCTCCACTCGATTTCGCTCCCGGCGATGCGCTTTATCCTACTACGTTAGGTACTGCAACAACCAATGGTACGCAAGGATTTGTCTTTGCTAACTGTGTTGTCGCCCCAAGAGCTTACCCAAGTGGCGTCCCAGGTACAGATACCCCAGAAGGATCACTGAGCTTAGGTACGTTTATTACGTATATGTTGCTAGTGTAAACTAGAGAACGTATGTAGGCTTCAGCCTATGTATGAATAGCTCTCCTTGCTTGAATATTTATTTTGTTCAAGCTGAAGTGTGAACCAGTGTAGGGGAACACTTACAGGATCTTTGACAAGTAAATGAATTTGTCGAACACTATGTGTTCAGGGTTTGTAATTATGCGAACTCTGAACTAGGAGAAAATGTTATGCCTCTTTTGAAAGATAGTGTTTCTGATGTAGATAAAGAAATGATTATTGCTCAAGCTCTCGAAACCGAAGAAGGTAGGGTTGCTTTGGCACAAGCCATGGTAGAACCTATCCGAAGAAGTCTTGAGTATCAGGCGGTTGGCCGTAAACTGCTCATGGTTGACGAGCTCCCACAAGGCGCTCTCGCACGCTATGAGAGAGACGTTGCCTCTATTGCGCATATCGTTTCGCGCAGAGGTGGTGTCCCACAGCAAATCCAAGAAGGTGAGGAATTCCTTGTTCCTACTTTCGAAATCGCTGCATACCCAACAGTTCGCTTGAGTGAAATCAAAGCACGCAGATTCTACATCGTAGACCGTGCACAGATCAAAGCTAAGGAAGCTATCCAGAAGGAAGAAGATACTAATATCTTCAACGCCCTTCTGGCTGCCGCAGACAGTCGCGCAGATCAAATCGTTACTAATGTTGGCGATTTGACTACGACTTCGCTGAATACCGCTTTCCGCTTGATCGAACAGCACGATCTAGTCGCATCAAAAATCGTGACGCATGCTAATCAGTATGCTACCATCCGTGTATTCGGTAAGGACTTCTACGATGAGGCAACTCAACGTGAAGTTATTACCACAGGACTATACGGCCATCTCTGGACGGCTGAGAAATTGGCCATATTCGGTGAATTCAAGGAATATCCAGAACGGACAACCTTGAGCGAAGTTGAAAACGAAAGTTTTCAAAACGTGCAACGACTAGGAGACGAGACTAAGTTTGAGAAATCAAATATGTCAGTAAATTCTCCCACGAGCGCCGGAACGCTGCGTAAAGCAGCGTAAGAGATAGTCTGAACTATGCAGGAATGTATAGAAACCAAAGATAAAGAGCTTTGGTGATAACAGAATTGGACATCCACGTCAGTTCCAGAATGGAGAAGAACACAGTTTTGGTGGTTGCAAGCCCTGAAAACGTCGGGGCTTTTCCAATCCGCCAGGACATCACTGTACTCCCCGCAGACGACCCACAGAAGCTGAGGCTCGGGTGGGTGATCTATGTTTGAAACGTAGCATAGTAGAGTAATCTATTATGAAAACTCGGTTAATTGCTGGAAACCCTTTAGAGCTTTGTAAACTACAACGTAACTTGAAAAGGTAAGCGTGATAGTTTGAAAATTACAAAGATTAGGCAATCAGCAGCGAAGCTCCTTTAAAATGGAGAACGTTCAACGACTAGGACTTTTGTCCGTAGATTCCAAGTGGAATCGAAATACCGAGTACCCTATTAGATTAGGGTAATGATATAGTCTGGTCTTCATGGAAACATGGAGAGCTAATGTATAAGCGACATTAGCGCAACAAATCGGAAGAAATCGGAATTGCAATCGTCAATGATTATGCAATTTCTAGAATTAACGTAACTTCTGCTACCTAATGAATGCTACCTAATGAAGTTATGACAATCTGAAAAGCCCAGTCAGAAATGACTGGGCTTTTTTTATGCACACAGGATAAGTGCTAAATTATTGGTATAATGAATATATGAACATAGCTAATCTTCCTGATTTTTGTTATTTGACTGGTGCATGCCTTGGGGATGGTTGTCTTTATTATGGTAAAAATACTTATCAGTTTTCTATCACATCAGAAGATATAGATTTTTGCGAGACTTGTCAAGATAGGTGTGATTCAGTTTTCGGAAAGCGTGGTAGAATTAAGACGATTAATAAGGGAGATCAATACTCGTATTCTCAGCTAGTCGTATGTTCAAAGGATATAGTTTCATATTTATTAGAGCTGACAGATAATAGGCATAAGATTCCAGTTGAC